ATGGCCACCAAAACTAACGGACAAATCATCAATGAACTGTCACCGGGGCAGTTCGGGAAGATGGGAAAGGTTATCCCGTCCGGATCGCTGGAAGCGCGCAAACTGGCGAGCGGCGCAGTTACCTTTTACTGGCGCGTCACGATCAACGGCAAGACCGCCCGCGAAGTGATCGGCGTCTATGACCCGAGCGCACCGCCCAAGAGCTTGCAACCAACCAGCAAGGGTTATTCCATCATCGCCGCCATGCGTGCCGCTGAAGTGCTGGCAGCGCAGCACCATGCAAATCTTGACAAAGGCGGGTTCGCTGGCGTGAAGGCCGCAGAACAGGAAGCCAAGGCCAGGGCCGTGACCGCCAAGCTGGAGGCGGCACAGTTCACATTGCAGGCCCTGCTGACCGACTATTGCGACCACCTGGAGGCCCTGGGCCGCGTGGCGCACAAGGATGCCCGAAGCATCTTCAAGTTGCATGTGATAGAGGCATGGCCCAAGGTCGCCGCCCTGCCCGCCAATCTGGTGACGGGCGAACAAATAGCGGACATGATGCGGCGCGTGATCGAACTGGGCAAAGCCCGCACGTCCAACAAGCTGCGCAGCTACATGCGGGCGGCATACCAGACGGCGAAGGCGGCACGCTCCAAGGCCAGCATTCCGGTGCGATTCAAAAGCTACAACGTCACCCACAATCCCGGCGCAGACACCGAGCCGGACGAAAGCGCCAACAAGGCCGACAAGCGCCCGCTGACAGCCGAGGAGCTGCGCGGCTACTGGCAGGCCATCAAGACCGCGCCGGGGTTCCGTGGGGCCGTCCTGCGGCTGCATCTTTTGACTGGTGGCCAGCGTATCGAGCAACTGGTGAACCTGCTTACCAGCAACGTGACCGGCGACAGCATCATGCTTTTCGACGGCAAGGGCAGACCCGGTAAGCCACCCCGCCCGCATACGGTGCCGCTGATCCCTCAAGCTGCCGCCGCCCTTTTGGAGTGCCAGCCCCGAGGCACCTACGCCATCAGCACGGACAAGGGCGAGACACACCTATCAGCCATCACCCTGAGCCACTGGGCAGTGGCAGCAAGCGCCCTGCCCGACTTCCAAGCAAAGCGCATTCGCTCCGGTGTGGAAACACTACTCGCCAGCGCCCGCATCAGCTCAGACATTCGGGGCCGGTTGCAGTCGCACGGCATCAGCGGTGTGCAGGCGCGGCACTATGACGGGCACGACTACATGGAAGAAAAGCGGCAAGCCCTGGAAACCCTGTTCCGGCTTTTGGATGCGCCCGAGGCCAGCAACGTGGTGCAACTCAAGACAGCGTGACGCCCACATGCACAGCAAGGCCCTACGGGGCCTTTTTTCATGTCAACACTACCTGTAGTGCGCTGCCATAAAAAAATCACTACAGATAGTGTTGCACAGCGTAAGAATTACTGGAATAATCGCAGCGCCCCGGATAATGCTATTTTTTCTATAGCAAAGGGCAATCAAGAAAGGCAAAAATGATCATCATCAAAGGTATGTCAAGAATTGAGCGCGGCACCTACACGCTACCTAGTCTCGGGCACGCGTTGATGGGCTACGTTGTGCGCAATGGCCGCGACCATGCGCCCGCACTGAGCATTACCGACGACATGCCCGAAGCCGGTGGAGGTGGCGAAAGCGCCGCAGCGCCCGAGGTGGCAGCATCAGACGACGATGGCGGGGATGGTGACGGCGACCCCGACTCAGACCGACGACGCCCACGTTCTAAATCTTCACACCCATCTTTCCCGCCTGCGCTACTCGCGTTTGAGCCTCTCTCGCACTACGTCAGTTTTGGCCGTAGTCGCATCTATCAGCTAATCGCGGCTGATGAATTTCCAAAACCAATCAAAGTAGGTAAGTCGTCCCGCTGGGTGAAAGCGGAAATAGACGCATGGATCAATAAGCAAGCCACATCGCAACGAGTGGAGGCCTAAGACCATGAGCACCACCACCGAAGTGGGCGCAAGCGTGCCCAATGAGAAAGTCGCCGGGGGCTACCAGACCACCACGGCGACTTCGAAAGAGTACAGCCCGATTTTCTCATGCAGTGAAGGCGAGAGCAACAATCAATTGATGCTTGAAGCAATGGACTATGCCGCCAGCGATTGGCATGTGTTCCCACTGCTGCCCAACACCAAACGCCCCGCCACCGAACATGGCCTGAAGGACGCCAGCACCGACCCGGACACGATCCGCGCATGGTGGACACGCTGGCCTAGTGCCAATATCGGCATTGCCCTGCCGCCCGAGCTGGTGGCCGTGGACATTGACGTCAAAGACGTTGACGGGCACGCCACCATGGCAGAGCTGGCAGCGCAGCATGGTGGACTGCCTGAAACCCTCACGGTTGAAACCACCACGGGCGGCTGGCACCTGTATTTCAAGAAGCCGCCCGAAGTGCGTGTGAAGAATCGCGCGGGCATCCGGCCAGGTATCGACGTTCGCGCGCATGGGGGCTACCTGGTGGCACCACCGAGCACGATCGACGGGCGGGCCTATCAGTGGATCGGGCAAGGCCGCATGGTGGATTGCCCGCAGTGGCTTTTGGATGTGCTGACCGAGGAAAAGAATGCTCCGGCAAGCCCCGCAACAGCCCCGCAGGCGCTGCAAAGCACCGCACGCGACCACTACAGCCAACGGGCATTGGAGCGCGCTACAAGCGCCGTTCTGGCAGCACCTGAAGGTGGGCGCAATGATGTGCTGAATGGCGCAGCCTACGGACTGTCCCGGCTGTCTTCCGCTGGGCGGCTGGACTGGCAGCAAGTGGCGGCGACCATGGAGCGCGCCGCACTGGCCGCAGGCCTGGAACCGGACGAGGTGCGCAAGACACTGGAGAGCGCGCGCACCGCTGGGCAGACTTCGCCCAACTATGAGGGCTTGCCAGACCGCCCACGGCAAAGTGCAGGTTTCGAGCCGCTGGAGGTTGACACCGACGAGCCACCCGGCCCGAAGCTATCGCCTGTTTCCGTTTTTGACGTGGTTTCCGCGCCATCCCCGCCGCCGCGTTATGTGTGGAAAGGATATCTGCCCCGTGGTGAGGTTTCGCTTTTGGGCGCGCACGGCGGCACGGGCAAAAGCTATATCTCATTGATGCTGGCAGTGGCAGCGGCGACCGGACGCCCATTGTTCGGGGTTGACACCGAACCATCGCGCGTCCTGTTCCTGAGCCTGGAGGACAGCGGGCCGGTAGTGCGGCACCGACTGGCCAATATCTGCCGTGAATGGGACATTGAACCCGAGGAGCTGGCCAATCTGCAAGTATTCGACGGCACCGAAGATCCCGAGCTTTTCGCAACGACAGGCCGCGATGCTGGCACCACCACGGGCACCTATGCCGAGCTGCGCAAGCTGGCAGCGGGCGCTGATCTTGTCATTGTGGACAACGCCAGCGATGCCTACGGCGGCGACGAAATCCAACGCCGCCAGGTGCGGGCCTTCATTCGGTGCCTGAAGTCAATTGCGAAGGACAACAACAGTGCGGTGCTGCTGCTGGCACACGTTGACAAAAACACCAGCCGAGCGCGCAAGGCCGAGGGCGGCGAAGGCTACAGCGGTAGCACCGCATGGCACAACAGCGTGCGCAGTCGCCTATTCATGACGCGCGATGAGGCGGGCGGGTTGAAGCTGGAACATCAGAAGATCAACCACGGGAAGCTGCGCGAGCCGCTGCACCTGTTTTGGCCTGCTGACGGCCTGCCGCAACTGGACGCGCCATTGGTGGGGGTTGTTGCGCACATTGCCGACCGCGTGAACACGAAGGCCCTGTTAAAGCTGATCGCTGAGTTCACCGAGCGCGGCGAGCATGTGAGCGCCGCTACCACCAGCCGGACGCACGCGGTAAAGCTGCTGTCCGGCGAGAGCACCTACCCCAAGGGCTTGAAACAAAACGATGTGTTTGATCTGCTGCGCCAGGCCGAGCGCGCCGGGTATCTGGCCCGCGTGGAGTACCGGGGCGCAGACCGCAAGCAGCGCGAGCGTTGGGAAGTCACGAGCCAGGGGCGGGAGCAGGCGGGCCTATCACCTGCGGCGACTGCGGCGACTGCGGCGACTTATGAGGTACTGGAAGTCACCGCACCTACCGCAGTGGAGTGCGGCGACTGCGGCGACTCCGCTAGGGGGTATGGGGGAAAGAGCGCGCACATGGAGTCACCGCACCCCACCGTGGCACTTTGAGAAACAACAGCATGAAAACACCTGTTCTCACACCTGAAACCCTGTACCAGCACCCCGACGGGTACGCAATCGAGTACGCACAAAACGCCTTGATTGCCACCGACGCAGACAACTTTGTGATCGTGCCCATCGGCAAGCGCAACTTGCTGGAACTGTCCCGAAAGCTCTACGACATAGCGCAGCGCATGAAGGACTGACACACCAAGCCCGCCCTGTGCGGGTTTTTTCTTGACACCACCATAGATTCCTGCTATATATTCCGCAGTATCAATAGTCTATGACTATTGCAACCCGCCCGGCGATTGCATGGGCACACCTCAAGAAAGAAGCACATGCAACTGCATCAAATCCGTGAAGCCCGCGCCGCCAAAGTCTCCGAAGCCCGCAGCCTGCTGGCATCCATGCCAACCCTCACGCCCGAAGCTCAGACGAAGTTCGACGCCATCAAGGCCGAAATCGTGAATCTGGAAGGCCAAGAAGCCCGCGCTCAGTTCGTGGAGGACGCCGAGCGCCGCAGCCTGGGCACGCCGGTGCACAAGGCCCGCAACGAGCTGGAAGGCCGCGTTAGCCTGATTGATGCCATCAATGCCCAAGTGGAAAACCGCGCTGTGTCTGGTGCCCTTGCTGAGTACGGCCAGGAACAAAAGCGCCAGGGCATTACCGCCCGCCGTGGTGGCGTGCTGGTGCCCTCTAGCGTGTTTGAGCAGCGCACCACCATGGACACCACCAGCGCGGCAAAAATCACGCCAGACGAATACAAGGCCAGCGAGTTCGTGGGCTTGTTCCGCAATGCCCTGGTAATGAAGTCCCTGGGTGCCCGCGTGCTGTCTGGTGTTCGTGGTGACGTGATCGTGCCAAAACAGACTGGTGCATCAAGCGCTTTTTGGGTAGGCGAAGGCGACCCCTTGACCGAATCGAGCGCAACGTTCGACAACATCAAGTTGACCCCCAAGCATGTGGGCGCACTTTCCAGCGTTTCGCGCCAGTTGCTGCAACAGGCCAACCCCTCGATCGAGCAACTCATTCGTGACGACTTTGTGCGGGTGATCGGCCAGGCCATTGACAAAGCAATGCTGCATGGCCTTGCTGCCAACGACGAGCCGGTGGGCATCATCAACACCGCGGGCATTCAAACCGCATCGCTGGCCACTTTGAGCTGGGCCGCTGTGGTGGCCATGCTGGAAAAGCTGGCGATTGAAAACGTCACTGCCAACGGCATCGTGACCCATGCCAAGGCCGCCACCAAACTGCAAACCACCCTCAAGGACTCCGTAGCCGGTGGCGAATACCTTATGCAAGGTGGCCGCGTGGCTGGCTTGAATGCCTACATCACCAACCAGTTGGACGCCAAGAGCGGCACGCCGGACAAGGGCCGAATCATCGCTGGCGACTTTTCGCAACTGATTGTGGCCGACTACCAAAGCTCTGAAATTCTGGCTAATCCATGGGGCACGGGTTTCTATGAAGCCGGTGCAATTCAGCTCCGAATCATGGCGACCATGGATATGGCAGTCCGCAACGCCAAGGCATTCGTGCTGGCTGACGATCTGAGCATCTAAGGAGAACGCGATGACGCTTGAAATTCGTACTGGCGAGCTTCGGGCGTCATCGCCCGGACGGCTGCAAGGATATGTTGCGCGTTTCGGTTCGGAAACCCGGATAGGGGACTTCTTCGAACGCGTTATGCCTGGTGCGTTTCGCGCATCGCTGGCAGACGGCCGCAACATCGTGGCACTTGCCGACCACGACCGCCGCGCCCTGCTGGGAAGCACCGCATCCGGCACCTTGCAACTTCGGGAAGATGACCATGGATTGGCTTTTGAACTTCGCCTGCCTGATACCTCAGTGGCCCGCGATATTGCCGTTTTGGTGGAGAGCCGCGTTATCCAAGGTTGCAGCTTCGGGTTTCATGTGCCCGAAGGTGGCGACACCTGGTTAGACCGTGGCGACGGCTCCATGCTGCGCGAGCTGCGCAACGTGGAATTGGTTGAAGTGACTGTGACGGCGCAACCGGCATATCCAGACACCGAAGTGGCCAAGCGCTCCAAGCCTATCGAGCAAGGCTATGCCCACTTCCATATCCACCGCGATAACAACTTTCTGTGGCTGGAACTGTCATGAGCATCATTACCCGCGCCTTGTCCCTGGTGGGCCTGGAAAAGCGCAGCACCATCGGCGTGAATGGCTGGCCTGTGCCCCTGACTGCCAGTGCTGTGACGCCTACGACCGCACAAGGTGTATCGGCGGTCTATGCGTGTGTGCAGGCCATCAGCGAAACCACCGCATCCCTTCCCCTGATCCTGTTCCGCCGTGGTGAAGATGGCGACCGGGAACGCGCCGCAGACCATCCCCTGTACCGTGTTTTGCACGACATGGCGAACCCCGAGCAAACTGCTCTGGAGTTCCGGGAATACATGCAGGCCGCCGTACTGCTCAAGGGCAACGCCTTCGCCCGCATCGTGCGAGGCTATGACGGCCAGGTGCGCGAACTGTGGCCACTCAATCCGGACAATGTGCAGGTTCGCCGCACGCCATCCGGCCTTGTCTATGAGTACAGCAAGGAAGGCACCCGAACCACCTTGCTTGCCCATGAATGCCTTCACCTTCGCCACCGCCTGGGCGATGACGGTGTGCTGGGTGTAAGCCCTATCGCCGCTGCCCGTGGTGTGGTGGAACTGGCCATTGCAGAGAATCAGCACGGGGTGAGCACCTTCACCAACGGCGCAAAGATGCTGGGGGTGTTGAGGTTTCCCGGCAAGCTCCGGCCCGAACAACGTCAAGCTATCGGCGCATCGTGGGCCAGTCAACATGCTGGTGCTGCGAATGCCGGACGGACTGCGATTCTTGAGGAGGGCGTGGAGTTTCAAGCCCTGTCTATGAGCCTTGAAGATGCATCGTGGATCGAGGCCCGCAAGCTATCCGTGATCGAGGTGTGTCGCCTGTTCCGCGTGCCGCCCACCATCGTGCAAAGCATGGAATCAGCGAACTACAGCAACTCTGTGGAGCTGGCACGGCAGTTCGTAACGATGACATTGCGCCGCCATTTGATCGGCTGGGAGCAAGCCATTGCAGCCAAGTGCCTGACCGAAGCCGGACGCCGCACCTACTTTGCCGAACATCAGGTGGAAGGCCTGCTGAGGGGCGACAGCGTGAACCGTGCGCAGTTCTATTCGAGCGGTATCTCGGACGGATGGCTCATGCGCTCAGAGGCCCGAAAACTCGAAAATTTAAGCGCCATCGAGGGTATCGACGATGCGCCACTGAGCCAAAAATCTGTCCCAGCTCCATTGCCTTACCCGAGCAAGCAATGAGCCGCCCGCCCGACTTCTTTAAGAACGCCCGGCAACAGCCACCCAAGGGCCTGGACAGCAACGGTATGCCCGAAGAGCGCCGCGTGAATGGCTACCTTGTCAAACCACCAATGAGGTGGACAAAGGACAGCAACGGGCGGACGCTGGGACTCAATTCCGCCGCGTGGCGCAAGCTCAGAAAGCAGGTGCTGGCCGAAGAACCGCTGTGCCGCCACTGCGCCGCCCAAGGGCTAGTGGTGCCAGCTACCGAAGTCGACCACATGCGAGGTGCAGCCGATAACAGCCGGGATGCGCTTCAGGCCCTTTGCAAGCCCTGTCACAGCATCAAGACTATGGCAGAGCTGTACGGCAGACCACCGCGCCTTGGATGCGACGAACAGGGCTACCCCATAGGTAGTGACCATCCTTGGAATAAAGCTGCTGTGGCGCGTTCTGGTGGCCTTGCTGCGGGTGTTTCAGAGCAGAAATCACCAGAGGCGATTGACCCCGAACCGACCTGTTCCCTTCGCTTTAACGTTGACTGCTTAAAAAAGAGGCACCCATGAAGCTAACAGCCAAGCGAAAGCGCTCCGACAGCGCCGCAGCCGCCATTGCTGCCACTCAGGCCGCAGCCCTGCCGCCCTTGTCGCCGCCTGCCCATGTGCTGGTGCCGGACGGTGCCCGCCCATTCTGGGATGCCATCGTGCAGGCCCGCCCGCGTGACACCTGGAACCCGGTGGACATGGCGAGTGCTGCCAACCTTGCCCGCGTGCAGTTCGCCCTGGAGGCCGCGCCCGTAGGCTCCGACGACCATGCGAAGCTAACCCGCCTTGCCCTTGCCCTGACACGCGCCATTGCTGTCAACACGGTGGCCACGGTGGGCCGCAGTGCAGACATTGCCAAGGGTGCCGAGCTGGAGCGCAGCGCACGCCAGGACGACGGCGATGATCTGATCCCGAGGCTCAGGGCGGTATGACCCGCGCCGCCCGCGTTATTGAGTTCATCACCCGTTTCATCGTCACGCCAGACGGTGCGCAGGTGGGGCAACCCATGGTGCTGGCAGAGTTTCAAAAGCAGTTCATTCGGGACGTGTACGACAACCCCGCAGGAACGCGCCGTGCTATTCTTTCAGTAGCACGCAAGAATGGGAAATCTGGCCTGATTGCTGGCCTGCTACTGGCGCACCTGGTGGGCCCCGAGGCGAAGCAAAACAGCCAGATCGTGAGCGGTGCCATGAGCCGGGATCAGGCCGCCCTGGTGTTCAATCTGGCCAGCAAGATGGTGCAGCTTTCCCCGAAGCTTTCCAGCATCGTGCGGATCATCCCGAGCGGCAAACGCCTGCTGGGCCTGCCGCTCAATACTGAATATCGCGCCCTTGCTGCTGACGGCAAGACCGCCCACGGCCTTAGCCCGGTGCTGGCCATCTTGGACGAAATCGGCCAGGTGCGTGGCCCGCAATCCGACTTCATCGACGCTATCACCACGTCACAAGGTGCCCACGAAGCGCCGCTGCTGATCGCCATCAGTACCGCCGCAGCGAATGACGCGGACTTGCTTTCAACGTGGATTGATGACGCCCGCGCCAGCCAGGATAAGCGCATCGTCTGCCATGTGTACGAAGCGCCCGCCGGGTGTGACTTGTTGGACGAAAGCGCATGGCGTGCGGCAAATCCTGCCCTGGGCACATTCCGCAGCCTTGATGACCTACGCGAGCAACTGACGCAAGCGCAGCGGATGCCGAGCATGGAAAACAGCGCCCGCAACTTGCTGCTGAATCAGCGGGTTTCGACTGTCTCGCCATTCATCAGCCCGGACGTGTGGAAGTCCTGCGCAGCCCTGCCCGCCTTTTTGGGTGACGTGCCTGTCTGGTGCGGGATCGACCTGAGCGCCCGCCTAGACCTCACGGCCATGGTGATCGTCGGCCAGGTGGATGACGTGTGGCATGTGCAGTCGTATTTCTGGTGCCCCGAGTCCGGCATTGAGGATCGCAGCCGCCGTGACCGTGCGCCTTACTCGACATGGGCGCGCCAGGGCCTGTTACGGACGACGCCAGGTGCCAGCGTGGACTATGAGTTTGTCGCCGCAGACATTGCCGAGATTCTTGCTGACCTTGATGTTCGTGGGATAGCTTTTGACAGATGGCGAATCGACCTGCTGAAGAAAGAGTTCGACCGCCTGGGTGTTGATCTGCCGCTAGTCGAACATGGCCAGGGCTTTAAAGACATGAGTGTCGCCCTTGATGCCCTGGAGGCCGAGCTGCTGAATGGGCGCATCGCCCACGGTGGCCATCCGGTGCTGACCATGTGTGCCGCCAATGCCGTGGTGACAAAAGACCCAGCCGGTGGGCGCAAGCTGGACAAGGCGAAGGCTACCGGACGCATTGACGGATTGCAGGCCCTTGCCATGGCCATGGGTGTGGCCAGCAAAGCCACCGAGGCGCAGGGGATCGCCTTCGACAGTTTCACGTTCGTTTGAATATCGCCCTAGCCGGGGGGCCACATGAGTGGAAGGCCGGACGCGGATTAGTCGGACAGTGCCGCGCATAAGAAAAACCCCGACAGCCAGCAAGTGGGCTTTCACGGACTGGGCGCAAAGGTGAGTGATTCTCTGATGCGTCCATGGCCCTGATCCTTTCTCCCACGGTGCTGGCACCTATTCCAACCATTTGAAAGATTCAAATGCTCGACTTTGCCGAAACGAAGCTGTATCTCCGCTGTGACCACGACGAAGAGGACGGATTGATCCAGATGTTGATGACGACTGCGACCGCAGCCGTGGCGGACTATCTCAACATGCCGCTGGACCAGATGACAGCGACCGTGCCCAGCCCAATCAAAAGCGCCGCCATGTTGATGGTGAACGACCTGTATCTGAACCGGGAAGCGCAGGGCGACCGAAAGCTGTACGGCAACGACACGTACCGCAACCTGCTGAACCCCTACCGGGCGCACTCATGAGAGCGGGCGACCTTGACCAACGGGTGACGGTGGAGCGGCTGCAAGGCGGCTTTGACGAGCTGGGCCAACCCATCGAGAGCTGGGCCCCCTTGTTCACCTGCTGGGCCGCTGTGGAGCCGCTGGTGGGCCGGGAATACCTTGCTGCTGCTGCCCTGGTGGCCGAGGTGACGGCACGCATCAGGATGCGCTACCGGCCCGGTATCACCGCCGCAGACAGGGTGATCCATGACGGCAAGGTGTACGGCATCACCAGCGTGGCAGACGTGCATTCAAGCCGTCGTGAGCTGGTGTTGATGTGCAGGGCCATCGGTTGA